GCCAAAATTAAATAAAAATTGACATTGTCCAGAGCTGAACAAATGTAATCGAACATCACCCGTTGAATAGGGGAAACGGTAGCCTTTACGAAAAACAAAACAAAATATTATTCCATACCGTTCAATTTGGTATTTTGTTTTAGACCTCAGTCATTTTAACGTGCAATATTCACAAGAGGAGGAACCCCAAGTAAATAAAAGAATGAGAAATCATCACCAGGTGCTCTATAATGAGTGTAAGTAATTACATTCGTAGGAGAAGGAACCACAGTGGGCATAATGGTGACAATTTCGGGGGGCAACAAACCTTTGTAGAAAACGTCAAAAGATACAGGAGCCCCTGCAGTACCAACTGATGCATTTGGAGAAAATACAGTTGGTGTGATGTGTGAAGAATTATAGTATGGAATCTCATACTCCAACATTCCTTCAATTGTTGGATACATCAAAGTTGTTGATGGTTGTGGTAAATCAGATATCAGTGTAGATGTCAATACAGCATTAAAAAATCTAGAAGAAGCAGCAACTGCATTCCACTTAGTGATTAAAGCATTCATTGTGTCTTGCAAAGAACAGAACAAACGCACTGCAAAAGGAAAATCTGCGGTTTTAGCACCAGTAGAATATCCATAGACATTAGAATTTGGATTTGATGTAGTTGGTGTAGGACCTCCAGGATTTTGAACCACAACTTGAGTTTTCATTCGCATTGATCCTCTCCAAAAAGCATAGAGTGTGAACCAATACTCAAACTGAGAATAACCACGAGCGGGAGCAACTGTAGATGTAGGAGCTGTGACAGAAAAAGGAGAAATCATAACCATTATATCTAAACCAGTTCCCAGCGAAGACGCATTTTCTCCAAGACGCGTGAATCGTTTAATCAATTGACGAACACTCATAACTTTTTCTCCAATGCACAAAGCAGTAGGAGACCAATTAGAATCAATAGTTTCAGTATCAATAGCTTTTGGCGACAAACCCAATTGCGCATCATTACGAGGAATAGATTCTGTTGTACCAAGAAAAATTTGAGCATTAGCATGATGAATAAATTCAAAATCATCAGGAGTTGCTGTTGAAATTGAACCCCCATATGGAACATATGTTGGTTCTGATGGGTCAGCAAACTCCATATCAGGTCCTCCTGAAACTTCAACCAATACATTAATTGGCCCTGTGACCGTAGATGCTGCCTTCAATTGATTAAGAATTTCAACTTGAATAACACCTGTAGCCAAAGCTGGTGTATAGTCAGCTGGTGGAGTAGTAGTTTTAACCCAAGCGGATTCAGGTCTTGTGCAAAACATCCATGGACGAGAAGAAACATAAGGAACAGTAAATGACACCTCAGTACTATCACGCAAATCAACAATCATCTGATAACACTTCCCAGTATCACCATTAGATGTATTATTTGTGTTAAAAGCGAAAGGATAAAAGGAAATTCGCAAACGTCCAGAATGAAACTGAGTCTTAACAAATTTGAATGTATAAACCAAAGAACCACGCCACAAACCAAAAGTGTTTGCAACATAACCTAAATGTGTACACACAAAACGGTCAGTTATAGCACTAGAAACATTTTTGATCTTCATGGGAGTTACAAGATTTTGCCAAATAATACCACTTGCAGTAGTAGTATCCCACAAAAATGTATCCCAATAATTAGGTATTGAAATTATACGAGAGATGTGCATTTCGTCAATAGATGTTCCAGCCAAACCAGGTTGAGTTTCAATCTCATTATCACATGCAAGAGCAAGTTTTTGAGACATATCAATACCATTGTAATTGGCCATTCGAAATACTCCTCTCTGTTTCATTTCATTAACAGAACCCTTAGCTGTAGTTTTAGAATAACCCAAAAGTTTCATGATATTAGATGCTTGGGCTGAAATCCAGGCAGGACGAGTAAACATATTGCCCACAATTGGAATACGAGAAAGAGTAGTTAGACCTTCAGATATTTGACCAACACCAGCAGAGGGAGAAGCCTCACTTTTGAGTTGTTTATCTTCAAGTCCCATTTGAGCAGTAGCAAAAAATTCACTATTTGGACCAAAACCAGTTGTTTTGAGAGGAGCACCAGTAGGATATTCAATTTCAACATCAGTTAACCAAGCCCATACAGTATATTCAACTGATTGAGTTCCGGAATTAACGTCACGTAAAGGTGCATAAACGACTACATACACAGTTCCAAAAGTTCCTTGACCTGTAATAAGATTGTAGAAAGCATGAGGAGACACATAGGGTATCTGCATAGTGATTTCAGTACCAACACTTAAATCAAGATCTGTTCGAGGACAACCAGAGCGTCCTTGCAGAGTAGAATTAATAATAGCAACATGATCAGCAGAATATTGCGCATAAGGAATATATTGCAACATCAACCTCCCAGCTTGAAATGGTTGAGAATTAACTTGAACACGTACATTAAGAGTAGCACGTAAACCAACGAAACCTTGCAATTTCTGTTGGTACATATCATTTGTGATAAGAACATCAGGAAAATTATATGTTGAAAGAGCAGTATTGGCCGTTGCTGTTGTTGGCCAATTTGCCGCAGTAGCTGAAACAACTACAGGACGTGAAAGAAAATCTTTAACTGTATGCTCTCGCATTTCTTTTGCTGTCATTCTTAAATAGCGGGTATCGATATCAATTATATCAGGCAGGGCTTTGGATACCGAATCAACGCCCTGTGATGTCATAGTAACAATTTCTTGTTGAGTTGTTGAGATCTCTCGATCTCCAAGTTCATGATTTGAAGTAGCAAGTCGAGTTTCTTTGATTGATTGATGACTTAATCTAATCAACCGCAGTGAGTATTGCCTAGATATTGGAGGGCTGCTCCGAGGCATCTTGGCAAGTAAAACTAAATAGTTAACCTCATTCACACTATAGCAGTACTTTTCTTTTATTAGACTCACAAATTTGTATAGAAAAGCAAGATCACATAATGTGTTTAAAAATAAGAAAAGTCTTCCACATCGTTGCCAAGAGAGACATCGAGTAAAAGACTCATGTAAGGTCGTATAAAAGGAATACGATCTTGAGGGAGAAGATGAAAATTTTGTTTCAATGCAGCTGCTAAATTAGTATATGATTCCTTACCATGATACACAATTTCACGCAAAGCCACATCGATATTAGTAAGCAAAGTTTCATGAGGATCCAAAACAGATTTAGATACTCGAGTCCAATTTAACATTTCATATATCACAGCTTCATCAAGAGGAGCAACATATCGTTGGAGTTCTGGACTTCTCTTGAAACCTCGCTTCAAAAATTGAACATTTTCCAAAGAACGATACTTAATACATTCACCAGTTTTTGCTTCATCTGTATAAGTATGACCAATAGATAAGAGAGCCTCTGTAATGGTTTGTTGATTATACAGTTCACAGATTTCATCAGAGATGTTAAGCAAATTATCATCGCCATATGCAACCATATAAACGTGTTGAGAAAATTTCTGTTGACCGACATATTTAGTATCACGCATAATAATGTTCCACGCATAACGCATCACTACATTATTATACAAAGAATTTAGAATTGCTGTCATTGGATTGCCAGAAGGTTGTGAATGAGTCCACATATACACATTGTCATCAAAAATATGAACTGAGTGCGTTACATGCGACCACAATCCAAAACAAATGTTATAGTCCCTTGAAGATAAGTTACCATGTCGATATTTAATCCAAGGAATAAAAATTTCATGGAAGATTGACCATAAAATCTGAGAATTTAAAGAGCCATCGAAGTTTGAAAAATCACCTGCTATAACTTTCTTACCTTTTCGTTGTAACATTGTTGCTAGCACATCCCATTCGACATCGAAAGGATTAACACCAACAGCAATATTATTGTGATGTCGATTATGCATTATCCAAGCACAAAAAGGCAGATAATACATACGAAAAGCAATGACAAAATGTTGAGGGCAAGCAGAAAAAATACGAGTAGATGTTTTATTCAATGGGCGTAACTCATCTTTCTTCGTATCAACACAAATAACATTCCTAAGAATTCCATTTGCACAATCTTCCAAAAGAGAATTAACAGCATCATACAATTCCTTTGCTTCAGCAGTCTTAAAATTACTTGGATCAGCATCAAAAACTTCATCCTTTCCCAAATAAGCTTGCTTACCTGGTAATTTTTTAGAGAATGTGCACCATGGAAAACCAGCTGATGTAGTTCGATTTATAGAGCGCATGAAATCATCTTCCGCACCAACAACTGCTTCTTGATAGGTTAAAAAACGAGAATATTTAATAGGATCCAATAAAGGTACATATTGAGAATTTATTGAACTAAGTAAAACTGAATTAATTTCACTCAAAACAGAATTATCCAACACAGGACAATTACCACCACATTTTTTCAATCCTTCCATAAGTGGATCCACAATTTCATCTCCAAGAATAAATGGTTTCAAATTTGATGGTTTTTTGATTGGTTCACGCAACTTGCCATAAAATAATGATTTGCGCAGCACTGTCTTGGTCGCTTGTCCCACCTTTATCTTACTTTTGCCCATACTCACAAAATTTCCAACAGGCATAACAATATTCTCATCATCGACTACATTATCTGACATTTCGAGCGCAAAATGCGCTTCCACTGAAAATCGAGCAACATGTTCATGGATAATTTCAGATGTCAAGGGAACAGCGAAACCCATTCCTTTACCATTAGTAATATTTCCAGCATGATGCATTCCAATCAACTTATGAGATAGACGAGGATTAAACAAAGCGACAATAGCTCCACAATCTCCAATATTAGTTATACCTTCGTACATGTAAAAGCCACGAACAAGATATTTAGTAGAAGTAGAATCAGGAAGAATAATATTCAACAACCCATCCTCACTCCGAATGTTAC